AGGTAAACCTGCTGCGACTATTGGATCAACTAAACTAGCAAACTCTCTTTCTTCTACAGGATTCTGAGAATCATTAAGTGGCTTCTTAGCGGCTTTCCATACTTTTTCTTTAAGGGAGTTAGCTCTTCTTTTCTGTAGGTTAAGATACCTACTCTTAGTTCTATTAACTATAGTATCTAACTCTGGCATCGAGTTGCTCCCCAGCGAAGAATTATTTAATACAAAATCTTTAAGGAAGTTAGCTATAACTGTTGATGGTTCTTTAGAAGGGTTACCTGCAACAGGTAAAGAATCAGCTAACACTCTAGCAGTTCCCTTCATATCAAGAGAAGGCCATATCTCTAAGAAGGAATTAACGGCTCCTTTCTTTAAAAGAAGAACAGGGCCTTGTTCAGTTTCTTTAGTGTAAACTAAACCATCTGATATCAACTGCTGCCTAACAGCCAATAGCTGTTCTAAAAGTTTAGCTTCAATTTGAACTGAAGCAGCCGCTTGCTCTGCAACATCTTTTCGTAATCTTGGTTCTCCCTTGGGAGCTTCTTCGGGGCGTAGCTGTACTAAAATATTTGTAAAGTCATAACCTGCTGAGTCGGGTACAGGAGATACAAATAGATTAATTAAGTCTTTTGTTTTTTGAAGTGCCTCTACATAAGTAGGTAGTGGCTCATTAATAACATTTAAAGATACTGATCTGTCCCTGAATAAAACCTCTTTAACTAATCTAGTAGAGTCCTCAAATATAATCCTAGGGTTTATGTTATCATCTCCTTCAGGAATACGAACAGGAACTCCACGCTCTAACAGAAGCGCAACGGTATCAGGGTCGTTATTAAATTCTCCTATACCATCTTTAGATACATAAGCGGATACTTTATTGTCATCACCTCTAATAACTTTACCATCATTCCCTTTTAAACCTACAAGACCGCGAGAAGATATTTTCTTTTTAGGATACCTTTCATTTATTTTCTTAGCTAGTAGCTCTGACTTCTTTTCGTAATAATCTTTAGGTACTTTATTTCTAATAGGCATACCATATTTACCTGACGCTAGTTGCACAGGTTCTCCTGCGGCAACCAATGCGTTGAAAGCATTTACCTCTATAGAAGTTTTCTTATCTGAAATAAACTCGTTGTCTTTAAGTTTAGTTTTAGATGTAGCTACTTTCTTCTTAGCTACTTTCTTCTTAGCTACTTTCTTCTTAGCTGTTTTCTTCTTAGCTGTTTTCTTCTTAGCTACTTTCTTTTTCTTAACCCCTAAGTCTTTTAAATCTTTATCTGATTTCTTCTTAGATTCATTACTTAACTTTTGAGCGTTAACATTTAGTTGCTCTGCTTCCTCCTCTTTAACCGCAGGTGTTTCAGGGGCGTGAAGTTCAGCAAGTTCTTGTGCTGTTCTCTCTTCGGAGTTCTTTAAATTATCTACTGCTTCTTCTACGGTTTCCTTATCATCTTCTAATTTTTTAGTAGGGTAAGACTCTTCTACAATTTCAGATGATGCAGCAGTATCAGAACCTAGTGCACTATTCACTAACACGGATACTAATTCTGACTGTATGGAAACAGAGTCTGCTTGGTTTTCTTCTGCTAATAAATTAATAGCTTCAACTACTTGTTCTTCTGTTACACTATTCTCTAGTTTGGATACTATTTGTTTTATCTCTTCGTCCGAAGGTGTTGGTGCTGTGGTTGTCTCATCTCTTACGCCCGAAGATAATCTGTTAAGGCTAGTTTCTACGGATGAAACTACATCAGCTTTCTCTTGTAAAATTCGGTCGTGTTCTTTTTGCCTGTCGCGTAAGTCTTTAGGTAAAGATAAGCGGAAAGCAAGAAGCTTATTTTCGGCTTCTTGTTGCGAGGGTTGTTGACCTACCCATTTACCTGTAAATGGATTACGTACTCCAAGAACTTCCCCTGTATCTGAGACAACATAATCAGGGTCTGCTTTAGCAGCTTCTATTTCTTTAGATGAAGAAAGAATTAAGGGCTCTGCTGAACCTTCTTCCGTTTCATCTGCTAAAGCTTCCAAAGCAGAAGCGTGTTGTCTTCTTGTATATCTATCAAAAACTCTATGGGACTCTTCCTCTTCCGCTAACTGAACAGTTGTTTCCCTTACCCTATCTGAACGATCCATAAGTGGGAGCGTCTGATCATCACGTAAAGCTACGGGAGCTTCTATAGTAGTCTCTCCTCTTTCTCTTGCTCCAACTGAAGGGGTTATTTCAGCACCTGATACTACGGCTCTAGTAAATCTTTTTACTTCTTGGGCCGCTAAAGGAGAGTTAGCTTCTTCTAATTTAGCTATAATGTTATCGGTAATACTACTGGCTAAAGCATCTTGCTGCTGTGTTGAATCGGTTAGCCCCATAGCCATAGTTGTTCTTCGTATACCAGAACCTAAACTACCTGCTAACCCACCAGTTAAACCTCCAAGTAAAGCTCCCATCATAGCTCCATGAGCTATTTCTTTAAAATCTAAATTGTCTTGGGTAGCACTTTGTACTAAAGCAGTATTAAAAGCTTCATCAATTCCCTCTTCAAAAGCTTCACTAAGCATGTCGCCTGATAGTTCTTTTATACTACCAAACGCATTTTTAAATAAAGTGTTCTTTTTTAACCCTGCCGTTACTACGGCTGAAGCAAGGTTACGGGAATCAACGTGCCCAATTCGATTAACTCCTGCTCCTATACGTTTAAGGATATGACCAATCTCTTTTCCAGTTAAACCTTTCTCAAGAGCTTTTTCCAAACCACCTTTACCAAAAGCAGAAAACCCAAAAGTTATCCCTGCTGTAAACAGACCTGCAATCATACCCGTGCCTAATGCAGACTTGTGTATGTTATCATGCCCCAATCTCTCCCCTTCGGGAAGGTCTTTATCTTTCTGCGCTAGTACATTATATACATTAGCATAAGTAGAACCTGCACTTCTAGTAAACGCAGGAAGTATTACCCCTGAAATTCTTCTATTAGCGGTGGACCCGCTTAACTTTATAGTCTGAGTACCAAACTCATTCCAAAATGTTTTGAGTCCATTTGCTTTAACAACATCGGCACTCGCATTTATAGCTCCATTAACTACTGTTTGATCCATTGCTTTCAAAACAGTATGTGAAGAATTAGTAGCTACTTGTTTAGCTAAGGAATTTTTAGTCGCAGCTTTTACTCCCGATCTAATTCCTTGTTTAAATGTTAGGTAACCTGCTGTAGGTAGTGCCGCTAGACCCCCTGTAAAATACGAACCTACAACACCTATACCTATATCTACTATAGAAGGTATAAATACTTCACCTACTTGCACAAAAGTTCCTCCTGCCCCTTCCCACCTACCAAATAGATTAGCTACTTGATGCCTTCTACTAGCATCTTCAGCCACCTCAATCATATAATCTCTAGCTCCTTGAGACCCTGCCATAGCAGGTATTGCTGCTAGTATAGTTCCAAACCCACCATGCACTACGGCATCCCAAGCGGCTGCTCTTAAGTTTGTGAAGTTAGAGTAGTTGTCTTTATCTGCTAAGAAAGAATCAAATATATCTCTATTAGATTTGTTCTCTCCAGCTAATGAAGTTTTATGTGCAATCCAATCTTCACTAGTGGATGTTGCCGTGGTGAGTAGTTTATCATACTCATAATAGTTTTGTTCTAAAGCGGTATCACGTTTTTCAATAGCTGCTTTCTTTTCAAACTCTGTTAAATCAAAAGAATTTATAGCCGTTAGAAAATCTTGTTTCTTTGCCATTAACTGAGGGTGTACTACAACACCTGACAAACCTGCTCTTTTTATATTAGCACTTAAATCTTTTTCATTATAGTCTGTATTAAGCATGTCTCGTTGAGTCATGCTTTCTTCTAACCAGTTATATATCGCTTGCTTTGAAGGAGCACTAGCTTCATCCAAACCTCTATCTAGTTTACGTGCTTTTGTTAACGCCCTTCTAAGGTTGTTTACATAATGCGAATTTACCCCTCCTTCTTTTAGCTCTTCTAAAGAAGCTGTCTGAACATCATCATAAATTATAGCGAGAGTTCTTTTTGCAGATTTCTCTTCAGCGTCTTCAAGGGCAGATGCTTCATCGTATGCAGTGTTAAAACTTTTATTTCTAAAATCTTTAAAAGCTTCTGTTATTTCACTATTTACATCAGCATGCTCTTTGAACTGGTAATACTTTAAGCCCCCTGAACCCTGAATCTCTTGCGATGAACCCCATACACTATGCACTTGTTCAGGGTTAAGGATCCCTGCATCAAGAGCATTTTTTATATTCTCTTTATAGTCTCCTTTTGAAAAAACCTCAGAGTTAATTTTTAAATCATCTCCTATAGTAGCAAAAGCAAACTCTCCTTCATCAATTAAATCTTTTTTAGCCGCATCAAAGTAAGTATCTAGTAAAGACTGGTCTTCTTCAGCTAGTCCTTCGGAGGAAGATATTTTATTTTGTATAGCTTCAAACTTTTTGGGGGACCATTGTTCAAGTAAATTTAATTTCTGGTCACGGGTAGGATTGTAGTCTTCCGTAATTTGCCCTGTCTGTTCTTCATTACCTAGTAACAAAGAGTCTTCTCTAAAGACATCGTAGATATCTTGTTTAAGATCTCGCTCATTATCTAACGTCCACTTGAATCCTTTATCGACATGGTTCTCTCGAACATAACTGGAAAATTCAAAAAACTTTTGTCGTTGATTTAGTTCTTCACTAGAAAAACTAAAGTCATTAAAACTTATATCAGGTTCAGCAACCGTGTATGGGTTTGTTTCGGCACTGACTTTTTTAGGTTCATCTGTTAGAGTAGCCACTTATTCTTTTGATCTTAATGCGTTCGGTCTTTTTTTCTCTTTCTGTACTTCAGGTAAGTCTCTAGAAATCCCTGTATAGTTGTTAGTTAAATCTTCAACCCTGTCAGTTACGGTGAGCCACACCTCTCTTAAGGCTGCTGTTTGAGCCTTCTCATCTTTTAGAGCAAGCGCAGATGTTAACTTACTTTTAAGAGAATCACTTGTAGCTACTCCTTCAGATCCTCTGGAAGGAAATAAGTTATTTATATATGGAGTCATTTTTCCAGCAATAAAATCTGCTGTGAAGCCAGAGGTATCAGTGCCACCACCAAATACTTTTTTCTCGCCCGTTTTAAAGAACTCGTCGTAGCTTGCTAGGGTGTCTCTAATGGTACCTAGTGAACGTATTTTGTCTTGCACTTGAGAAGCTTGTACACGTGCTTGGTTAACACTTATAGCATTCCTATCTTTTAAGTAAGCAGACTTAGCTGAAGTATTTAGCAAAAGGCTATCTTCAGTAGAGAACCCTAGCTTGTTTATAACATCAGCTCTGCTCTCTTCAGGCAAGGCTCCAAGACCTTGACCTGCCGCAAGTACAGAAAGACTAGATCTTAACTTACCTTGATCCGCCTGTCGCTTGTTAGCTATTTGACTTAAAGGTAACTCTATTGCTTTAGCAACATTGGTATTAGAAAGGTAAGGGCTATATTTTCTAGCTATAGTAAATATTTTATTTTCTTTTTCTGAATCACTCCCTTCAGAAGTGGCTACCTCAAGCTCTCTGCTTAAGGCACCTAATTGAGTTTGAGCTTCTTTATCCAGTTCAAAATCTTTACGCATTTTTTCTTGCTGCATCTTCGCCCCCTCAAAAGTAAGTTTAGCCATTTCATTAGCCGTCTGTTTACCTTCTACATCTAATTGATCCAAACCTGCTTTAGAAAACTGAGGTGCAAATTTATCTGTAAGTATATTACGCTCTCTGTTCGATAAACCTGATGCTTGTAATGCTTCGAAAAACTGCCCACGTAAAGGAGCGATGTCCCTATCAAAATCTAAATCGCCTGTAGCCTGTGCTTGTAAGGCTTGGATATCTCTTCCTGCTTGATCTAATTCCCTGAACTCAGGGCGCATGATCGTAGGCTCTTGCATCTTAGCCATTTCAGAAGCTGCCATCAGCTTACCTGCTTCAGACCTAAAACCTTTTTTAGCTAGCCTACGAGAAGCTCTTTTTAATCTAGAGGAGTCCCTATCAAGGGACCGACGTTGGGTAAAAAAACTATCTGCCATTTTAGTACGATACTTTTGGGGCGTTGCTTGTAGCATTCCCTTTAGAGTCAGTGGATTGAGTGGTTCCTGCGGGAGCTTTTGTTTTACTTTCTTGAGCTCCTGATCTTTTCTTTTGCCTAGCTGCTTTAATTTGTTCTTTTAATTTTTTCTGTTTATCCATATCAGCAAACCGTTGATCATATCTTTTTTGCTGTGCGGCCTTCTGGCTTTCATACCTAGACTGTTTCATGTTACCTACATTTTTTCGTATCTGCTCAATTTTTTGTTGTTGAGTGGGAGCAGCTCCCATTTGTTTAGCCCTATTCCCATATATAGACCCTAGCTGAGTATCTATTTGATCCGTGGTCATCCCTTGGTTTTTAGCATAATCTCTTACGAAAGCTCTTTCGTCTGCGTTGTTTTTAAACTCGTCAGTCTTCATCATGTTAGGGATAGTAGTCTCAACTTCTTTTTTTCTATTTCCAAAAAACTCATTAAGATCTTTAGGCTTTATACCTTTTTTTGCTCGCTCGTCTTTGCGTTTTTTCTTTAAGACTGCCAGAACGTCAGTAGCACTAGCAGTACCTTTATTATATCTGTTTAGTTGAGCCGCTTGAATTGTAGATTTCAAAGGATCTGAAGCGGATTCCATGGTTTCTCGAAACGGATTATTAGAAGTTAGACCCAAAGGAGCAGTAAAATTTAAACTAGCCATCGCATAATGTAATAATTTTTGTACACAAAGTCAAGAAACCCAGACAATTCCTATAAACTTCTTTAGAATTAGTATTAAGTTTATTCTGAAATAGAATAAATTTAATGATAACTAGGTAAAAGTTTATTATAGGGGCTCAACAGCCGCAGATAATATTCGAGATAAGTTCTTTATACTTTTTTGAGGAGCCCTCATTCCTGATGAACTATCGTTAGGAGGCGACACTGCGGTTAAACCGTGGCGTTGACGGGCTAAGTCAAGACATAGAAAAGCCGCATCAGCCAAGTCAGGTGATTGTCCATACCTAGCTTTGAAAGAAAGTTTAGGTTCTATCTTTATACGTAGAGTGCCCCCTTTAACCATTTCATAATTACGTCCTGTAATCTCTTTAGCTAAATCAGCCTTAACTCCATATATTTGTTTAGTACGCATTAGTTCTTTTCCTACCCACCACAATTCAGAAACTCTGTTGATATACAATTCAGTTCCCGTAAGTTTACTATTTTCAGAAACACGTTTATCTGAAGCTTTACCACCAAATGAAACCCGTAGAATCTGATCAAACCCATCTCCCTCGTTCGAAAGGACATCACAAAAAGGAGCACCCGCTCCCGTACTATCCACAGCAAGATCTACTCCTTGTATATTACGTTTTTTACAAGCCTCAACAATTTGACGACAAATCTGATAAGTCCGAGGGACCGCTTTGTTGGTGGCATCGTCAGTAAAAACAACCGCATCTACGAACTCAAACACAAAATGATTGTTTATATCATACCCTACACGTCCGTGATAAAGTACAGTTCGGTCACCCCCATTTGTAAATGCGGGGTCTAACCCACCACATTCAACGGGCGTACCTTTCCATTCTACAGGTTGCATGGATCCCGACTGAGCTAGTTCTGATTCGGAATATATACTTTCGTCTTCATCACTATCAAAAAATACAGCTCGAACCATTCGCATGTACCCCCTGCTAGAGTCTCCAAGCAAAGCTTTGTCTTCATCTATCTTCTCAGTCGTTGGTAACCAAGGATATATAACTTGTCCCGCTGTTATATTAGGGGATTTTTCCCCATCAAAACGTACATATTGACCATTCCATTTAGTAATCCAAGACTCATCTATATTAGTATCTACACTATCCCACCCATTTTTTGGTTCTGACCAAACACCAAAAGCGTCAAAACGAGAGTTAGGGTTAGACATCCCAATCATTTGAAACTCTGGGTTTTTAGACAAGTTAGACAGACCTGCTTGGAGGATAGCTTCACTCAATTCACTAAGCTCATCTGCAATAACAATGACTCGTTTCTGTTTAATACCAATAAACTTACCTACCGCTTCTCTAGTTCTACTTCGTTCTGCGGCAATAAGACTAAGACCTGCCCGTTCAATTAACGTCCCATGTTCATTTACATAACAAGCGTTACCTATAGAATCCCTTATTCTTATAGGGGCCCCTTCAATGACACTAAGTAAAGATATAATTGAACCCCAAATCCTTTTCCGTGCTTCCCGTAAAGTAGTCGAGGTTAACAAAACCAAAGTATCTCTAGGAGCTGCAAGCCAATTAAGAATACCCCAAGCAGCCATAGTGTGAGATTTACCACTATTAGCTGCACCCCCAATAGCTACATATTTATCTTCTATAACAGAACGTATCATGTCTTCAGCCCAAGGGTGTCTAACCATCAAAGGTTCAGGGAGTTCTGGTGAGTTCCACAACTCATCGCATAGTCTCCAAAAGTAATACTCTTTTGCTTTTGATTTATCGTGATGTCTAAACCCATAGAGCAGCGCAGTTACCAAACTGGTAGGTGGAATGAGCAAACCTCCCACATCCATCTTTTTTGTTTTAGGATCTATGCGGGGTTCCAGTATGGAAAGAGCGTTACTCATTTGTTGAAATTTTTGTATTCAAACACTATAATATATTTATCTTGGCTAGGAAATCTAAAAAACCAGAACTATTAAAGAGAGCTATAGACTTGTATAATCAAGATTACAAACTTGTGTCTATAGCTAAAGAGTTAGATATACATTCTTCTACTCTCCGCAGATGGTTACGTGCCGAAGGGATAGAACCTAAAGTAAACTCTCATGGGCAGAACCCTAGACCAGACGATGAAGATCCTCTACAAACTGCGCTAGATACTAATTTAGAGGAAGCTACTGATGAGACTATTAAAGTAGCTAAACATGAAGCGCGTCTTAAAGAAGACGAAGTAATGATGGAGATAGCAGAAGCTCAATCATCTCCCGCAGATAAATATCAAAGTTATGTAGCTGCTGCGGGAATAAAACTTCTAAGAGACTCTATGAAAAATCTTAGAGGTCCTAAAACAGTTAGAGAGCTTTCTGAGTTAGATCAGTTAATTAGAAGGAACATGGGTCTTAATGCTAAAAACGCAGGGGGCGCGGGTAAGTTACAAATAGACATAAGTATACTAAACGATACCAAAGCCGACAGAGGCAATGGGGCTATAAAAACAAACCCTAATAAAATCATCGAAGCTGAAACTTTAGATGACCCTCAGAACAATGGATGATTTGTTTGAAGATCCTGATGACGCTGTATTAAAACTAGAGCAGTTCTCTTCAGCTTTCCTAGGTATCGCTGAAACAAACGGGAAAGCTCCCTGTGCCTGTTATTCTAAAAAGAAAATAATAGAAATTTTACAGCGCAAGATGTCTTTAGAAGACGCTTTAAATTACTTTGAATTTGATATTTTATCTTACCCATATCAAGAAAACCCACCTGTGTTTTTAGATGACTAATAGAGTATTATTCCCTGACCGAGTAAAGGTATGCAACCCTAGTGTAATAATTAGGCATACTATTTCTAAACACGATTTTTATTTTGAATCCAAAATCAAAAGGGGAACTTTTTATTTAGTTATCCCCCACACCGCACAAGAAGTAATGCTTCTACAAATGTTAGGTAAAAATATAGATGTGTTTGTACCAAGCGAAGGAGATGGTCTTCTTGTTAAAGAAGGGTGTTTTGTATAATGATTATCGGAATTGATAATGGTTTAGATGGGGGTTTAACCGCTATATCTAAAACAACAGGAGCCATAATAGATAAAACTATTATGCCTACCTTCCAAAGAGGGACTAAAAGAGAAGTAGATACTTATAGGTTGTATCAATGGTTACTTGGACTAGATCAAAATCCTAGAGAATTTTTAATAGCTATAGAAGAACCACTGCACCATGCGAAATCTTCTCAAGCAGTTAGGTCAATGGGTATTTCTTTTGGTAAAATAATAGGGCTATGTGAATCTAAAGAATGGGAGCACTGTTGTGTTTCGGTCCATAAATGGCAGAAAAAAATGTTAGGTAGTGTACCTAAAGGGCTGACGAAAGAAGCAGCTTTATGGAAAGCAGAATGTTTAGCTCCCGATGAATGTTGGCAAAAAAGTAAACGTGCTTCTAAACCGCATGACGGTATGATTGACGCATTTTTAATAGCTAGATATATAAGGGATTAAATAACTTAATTCAAATTATTTCTGGACATAGCCTTAAACCTTGTCATTTATAGGGGATGAAAACTTTGTTCCCTAAACAAAAAGAAGCCGTTGATTTTTTTCTAGATGTAATTAAATCAGGAAGAAATACTTTTGATGCAAGCTCAGTAGGTACAGGAAAAACTGTTGTAGCTTGTCACTTAGCAAAACAATTAGGTGTACCTGTCGCAGTTATGTGCCCAAAAGCAGTTATACCTAGTTGGGAAAGAGAGATGGAAGACACGGGAGTAGATCCATTGTTTGTTTTAAACTACGAAAAACTACGTACAGGAAAGACAAAGTTTATGGATAAGTCAGGTAAGAAGATCATTAAATGGAAACTACCTAAAAATACTTTAGTCCTTGTAGATGAAATACAAAAAGCCAAAGGTCCTTACACAGTAAATGCTCAAATGCTTATATCTCTTGTTCAACAAGGATATCGCGTACATGGAATGTCTGCTACTGCGGCTGAAGACCCTACAGAAATGAGACCTCTTGGTTTTATGTTAGACTTACATAGTTTAAATAAATCAGAAGATGGTAAGATTAATTGGTACTCATGGATGAGGAGGAATGGGTGCAATAAAGACCATTGGGGGCAGTGGCGTGTTGTTAGCCGTGAACGTATGGCACGTGTGCGTGAAAATATATTTGGTATATCGGGGCACAAACTTACAGTAGAAGATTTCCCAGACTCATTTAGAAACAACAGAGTATTTCACCAACCTATACAATTTTCAAGTGGAGCTAAAATAGCTAAAGCTTATGCAGACTTAGGGATTACGCCTAGCATAGTAACAGACTACATTGAACAGGGATCGGTTACAGATTCAGAACATGCTCTTGTAAATATCTTACGGAGCCGACAACTGGCTGAAAGTTTTAAGATTCCTGACCTAGCAGAGATGGCCGAGGATTTAATTGCGGAAGGTAACTCAGTGGTGCTGTTTGTAAATTTTAGAGATACTGTTGATGCGTTAACTAAAAAACTTAACTGTGGTAGGATAGATGGAGGCCAATCAACATCAGCTAGGCAACAAGTTATTGATGATTTTCAGAATGATAAAACTCATGTAGTTGTAGCTAATATAGCGGCAGGAGGTACAGGACTGTCATTACACGATATTAATGGAAATCGTCCCCGTGTTAGTTTAATATGTCCCACCTTTAATGCTAAAGAATATGTTCAGACGCTAGGACGAATTTTTAGAAACGGAGCTAAATCAGATAGTTTACAAAAAGTTTTAATAGCGGCAGATAGTGTTGAAGAAATAGTAATGAACTCCATAAATAGTAAACTTAAAAATTTAGACGCTTTATATGCCTAACATACCCGATCACGCAGAAAGAGACCACGCTCCTTTTAGTCCCTCAAGTCTTAAATACGTAGCCGGATGTGCGGGTTACGAAGGAAGATCTGGTACAAGTGCAGCCGCAGAAAAGGGCACACGAATACATGAGGCATTAGAGATAAGAGATCCTTCTGCATTGCACGACGAAGACGAAGTAGAGATCTACGATAAGATCGTATTGGAGGAAGCTGAGTTTAACAGGAGTTACTTCGGAGAAACTTCTTTCGAAGAGATGAACGAAATTAAAGTTCACGTAGATCTTGGTAAAACTTCTACGTGGGGAACGTGTGATAGATTTTTAGTAGCTGGAAATAGAGCAGTAATGGCTGACTATAAAACTGGAGTGTCCCCTATAGATTCTCCAAAAGAAAACTGGCAAGCAAAAGCTTACACATTAGGAGCGTTCCAAGCTTTTCCTGACGTAGAAGAAATACTGTTTGTTTTTTATATACCTGTTAGAGAAGAAGTATTGCATGACACTTTTACTAGAGCAGACATAAGTAAACTTAAAAAAGAATTAAGTGATATTATACTAAAAGCTGAAGAAGTTAGACCTAAGTGGGAGGCAGGGGCTCCTCAACTAAATGAATTAAAACCCACTGTTAACTGTAGATTCTGTAAGTATGAAGATGTCTGCCCTTCTTTAGGGGGTCTAGCAATAGATATTGCGTCTAAAGTATCCGAAGACACCATACCAAAAGGAGATATAGACAACCCTGAAGACCCTGAGACGTTAGAACAGTTATGGAATATTGCTAAAATAGTTTCTAATTGGGCAGACCGAATAAAAAAGAAAGCTGTGGCTGTAGCTAAAGAAGGTAAAGAGTTCCCTTCTCTTTCGTTAAAATCTATGGGATCTCCTCGATCTTGCAAAGATAACAAAAAATTAATAGAGATAGCCGCTGACTTCGATATGCCTGAAGAAGATGTATTAAACATGGCTAATATACCTTTACGTAAGGTAGCTGATATGGTCGGGAAGACAGCTCAAGACGGAGAGAAGAGACAAAAAGCAAATGATTTTCTTGACGCTTTGGAAGAAGCAGACATTGTAAAGATCTCACAAGAAAGGTTCACCCTTTCTTAAAATAAGAAACAGTAAATAATAAATAATAAATAATAAATAATAAAAATATGAGTACTAAAATTGCTTCAAAGAAAGCAGAAGTAGCAGTAGCCCCAAGTCGGAGGCTTGTAGTAGGTCCAGAGGACATAGATATCCAAAAGATAAATCTTATCCAGAAGATATCATCAATAGTAGAAGATGGTCCTGCGGGATCTATTTACATAAATAGAGCATACCCTTTAGTTAAATCGGAAGGGGAGCACATTAATGTAACCGTAGTTAAAGCGAAGAAAATGTGGAAGGAAGATATTCCTTACGAAGAAGACCAGATGCCTCGCTTTGTGGAAACACTTGAAGAGAAGAAAGCTCTTGAAGAGGATAGCGAGTACCCAATAATAGAGTGTGCGGATATAACTGTGTTAGTAAGTCAGCCTGAAGGAGAAGATAGTCCTGAAGGATTTCCTTATCCTTTAGGAGAGCTAAAAATTAACGTAGGTAAATTCCACGTTCATAAAGATGCCTACAGGTGCACTTACAAAAGACTAGCCACACAAGAAACTTTTAACCCTAGTGTCCCTGTGTGGGGAGTACAGTGGAAACTAAGTAGTGAGCTTATGAAAAAAGGTAAACATGCTTGGTACGTGCCAACTTTAATTGCTACAGGAGCGCCTTCTTCGGAGGCTGTAGTTCAGTTCTGTGAAAACATTTGGGAGGCGGCATAATGAGCGAAATGTTTGATATACCTAACGTCCTTAATGATAATAAGGAAAAGCAAATTGAATACCTGCAAAAGGAAATCAATATAGTAAATGAACAGTACACTACATTTCTAGGTGTGTACTCTAATGCTCTACAGGGCCTAGAAAGATGTGGTGTTATCCATGAGCAGTTAGTAAAAACTCTTAAGGAGTTTGGTGAGGAGCCCCAACAAATGGACTTAGGGTTTGAAAAAAATAAGTCACACGACTCTGCTTCTACAGAACACGTAGAGGTAGAAGAGCTAACAGTTAGCTAGATCATCTAGCTTAATTGCATGGGGGTGCAATGAGAGGGCGGGGTTCGTAGGGGACTCCCCGCCCTCTTAAAACCTTAACGACTATGAAAACTTTCGCTGTTGATTTTGAATCCTATTACGATAAGACCTGTAGTATAAGTATACTGGGTCCTCTTGGATATTTTTCTCATCCTGATTTTGACGCTTACATGGTTAGTGTGGTTGGAGATGATGGTTTTAGTTGGGTGGGGGACCCAAAAGAATTTAATTGGGGGTTACTAGAAAATAGTATTGTGCTCTCCCATAACGCTTCTTTTGATGAGACGCTTTACTTCTTTGGGGTGAATAAAGGATGGTGGTCCTCCGTGGAAGTACATAACTGGTTTTGTACGGCAGACATGGTAGCTTACTGCGGGCTACCTAGATCACTAAAAAACTCAACGGCTGAGTTGTTTGATATGGAGGTTTCCAAAGAGACTAGGGATTCTATGATGGGCCGACGATGGGAGAATATGGAACCTGACTTTAGGAAAGAAGTCGAAGAGTACGCCCTTAAAGATTCAGAGCTTTGTCTTCAATTATGGGAGGAACTGGAAAGTAAGTGGCCTGACGTGGAACGAACAATAAGTAATGTAAATAGACGTATAGTGCAAAGAGGTTTGCCTATAGATATAAAGCTTCTTAAAAAACAAAAAGAAACTATTGCGGAAAAATTGTTTGAGACAGAACAATCCATACCGTGGAAGAACGAGTTTCCCATGTTATCTAGAAAAGCTTTTAATGCTGAATGCAGAAAGAACGGAATTGAACCTCCTGAAAGCCTTGCTCTTACAGACGAAGTTGCGAATGCTTGGATTGAAGAGCATGGGGAAAACCACGTATGGATTAGATCTGTTAGGGATTACAGAAGGATAAACGCACTTAAAAAGAAATTGGATAGTTTTGATTACGCTACTTTAAGTGATGATAGATTTTACGGGGGCTGTATGTATTTTGGAGCCCACACTGGAAGGTGGAGTGGATCAGGAGGAAATCTTAATTTACAGAACCTTCCAAGAGGGGAAATGTTTGGTGTTAATTTAAGGCATCTCATAAAGCCCAAGAAAGGTAATGCCCTTGTAGTTGCTGACCTTTCTCAGATAGAGGTGCGAACATTATCATGGCTAGCAAACGACACGGGAGCTTTAGAAGAGATAGAAGAGGCAGACGACATATATGAAGTGTTTGCTCGGAGATTTGACATGTGGCAAGGAGAGGGTGTCTTCAGTGAAGAAGCTCCCAGTATAAGGCATAAAACAAAAACAATGGTTCTTGGTTGTGGTTACGGGGTAGGCTTTAAACGTTTTGCATCCATTTCAGGTATGTCAGAAGGGGAAGCCGAGGACGCAGTTAAACTTTACAGGAGGACGATGCCTAAAGTTGTAGGTCTGTGGAATAAATTAACACGGAAGATTCATCTATGTTATAGCAACCAAACTCCTTTCACATACACACTACCATCAGGTAGAGAAATGAACTACGGATACATACAAGCAGCTCTTCAGAATGGGCGGAGAGAATATTTTGCTAGAATATTTAAAGGACCTAAAAAAATACCTATGAAGTTATGGGGCGGTTTAATGGCAGAGAATCTGAGCCAAGCCCTAGCAAGAGACGTGTTTGCTAATATTTTAATCGAGCTAGATAAAGCAGGACATAAAGTTATTTTCCACGTTCACGATGAAGTTGTCATAGAGTGTGCCGAGGAAAAAGCAGAAGAAGTTTTAAATAGCACCCTTGAAATAATGTCAGCACCCCCTTCTTGGATACCAAACTTACCTATCCAAGGAGAAGGCAAGATAGTAAATAAATACGAAAAGTAATGCAATACAGATATATAAAAAACCTAAGAGAACAAACCGTCAGTGTGTTCACTGACCCCCTAAAAGTAACTATTAACAAAAAACCTACCTTTAACTCTAAAGCCTCTTACCGTGATTGGTGTGGAGAAACATCTACAGATCATGTCTTTTATACCACAGTAGAAGGAGATACTCCTGCTCTTAGAATTAGTAAAGACAACCCACCACATGCTATCTGGGGCATGGTAGCCGATTATGATGCTCCTGTAGATTGGGACAATATAGACACCTTGATACAACACGAATGCAAAGGACACATGCCTACGTGGAGGAGTAAAACATTTTCAGGGTACTTACGGTTGGTCTGGGAGTTTGAATCTAAGCTCCCTATTTCAAAAGAGATGTTTGATCCTTTTATGAATAGGATGTCCCTACAACTAAACATGTCTAATATTGTAGGAGGTTTTGATAGTTCTTCTTTAAAAGCTAGCCAAGTATTTGAGATGGGAGAAGAGTGGGAAAAAATAGGAGACCCATTACCAGAATCTTTTTACAGAGCCGCTTTACTTAAGGCGGTTATAGATGCACCCCCACAAGTTTCTGATTGTTCTATTCCTATAGATGTTGTAGCAAAAGAGATTGAATCCAAATTCCCTAACAGATGGGGTGGAGAGTTTGCAGTAGGATCTAGGGGACCTTTGTTTTGGGTAGATCCTTTTATCGATAGAGAAGGGTGCCTTGTAACAGAAGAGGGTATTGTTTGTTTTAGTGACAGGAGTCATAAAGGTTGGTTAACGTGGAGGGATATACTAGGGGGTAAATTTGTGGAAGAATACGAAACTAAAAAGTTAGGGAATCTTCTAAATCATTACTGGTTTAATGGTAAGACTTTTTATAAGCTTTTGCATGGGTCGGCAGTGTCAATACCAAAAGACCAACTAATACTAGAGTTGCGCCAAGAAGGGTATTCAACTAAGAGGAAAAAAGGTAAAGCTTTATCTGAAGTAGAAGCGGCCATAGTTACTATATCTAATGATAACAGAATAGATGAAATAGCTCCTGTTGTTTTTAGTAACGATAGAGTTGTGAGCTACAATTCGCATAGAATATTAAACACTGCTAACATAGAACCTATAGAAGCTGCTGACGATGGGGACCCATCTAAATGGCCTTTCCTCCATAAATGGCTAGGTCAATTATTTGAAGACGGGAAGAAACCTACTATTGATTACTTCTACGCGTGGCTTAAAAGATTTTACTTAGCTGTTGTGAATCGGAAGGATGATCAAGGACAGGCTTTAATTCTAGTAGGGCCTACAAACAAAGGTAAATCATTATTATCTAACAGAGTAATAAGTGCTTTGGTTGGGGGTTTTGCTGATGCGTCTGATTACTTAAGTGGGCAAAGTAAATTTAACAAAGATTTAGCTAGGGTTGCTGCTTGGGTTATCGATGACACAACTTCTGCCGCGTCCTTTCAAGACCAAAGAAGAGCTACTGAGCTTATAAAAAGAACCGTCGCTAACCCTAGGATGGAGTACCATGCGAAGTACGTAGATGCTGTATCCATACCGTGGACAGGTAGAGTGATATTTAGTTTAAACATGGACGCTAATTCTCTTTCGGTTATACCCTCCTTAGATTCAAGCAACCGTGATAAGCTTATGGCTCTTTTAATAAGTCCTAAAGCAACTAGTAAGTTTCCCCCTAATTCTGTAGTGGAGCAAACAATAGAAGATGAGCTGCCTTACTTTGCTAAATGGCTTATGGATTGGAAGGTCCCCGCAGAAATAGAGGGTTTGTCTAGATTTGGTGTGACTAGTTACATAGATCCCACTATAGCATCAGCCGCTTATGATAATTCTAGCCGTAGTTCTATAGCAGAACTTGTAGAATTTTTTGCGAAAAAGATAAGAGAGAACACAGGTATCCTATTCTGGAGAGGAACCCTTACAGAATTTCAAGTTCAACTTCACGAAGCCAACAACGGTAAAAACGTAGGTATGAGCGGGAACATGAACTTTGTTCGAGTGGGCATGCTTATATTGGAAGAAGCTAGTAAACATAGTAAATCCGCAAGACCTATAAAATCAGTAGGTTCGGGTGGGGGTAAGTTATGGGAAATTGACCTCGATGAAAAGTATGATATAGATAAGGCATACAAAATAAAAACTAAACAAGCGGTTAGCGTATAGTATGACTAGAGAAGAAGTAGAAGAATTTATAGAAGAACACTATCCTGACAGTACTTTTATGTTAGCTGACGGGCTAGATGAAGCTTTCATAGGCGTAGCAAATCACGAAGAAGGTTACCCTATAGCGGTTTACAGTATAGAAGACTGTGTAAAAGTATTTATAAAACAAGGAATGAAACCTGATGAAGCTTTTGAATACTATTCTTTTAATGTTGAGTCAGCTTATGTGGGAGAACAAACTCCTTTATTTATAAACACCCCTGAGTAAGTTTATAGCAGGGCGTAGTTTTTTTATAGGTATATGATGGCCCGCACTTTTAGTTGTAAAGCCATCTTTAAAAACGTAACCTTTGTCTCTAAACTTTGTTTTCTTTATAAGCTTAGTTGTAGGATACCAACCAACTAGCCATACACACATAAGATCTTTTCTAACTCTAGTAAAAATGTACATGTCATTGTCTGGGTGGGTGTCTTTTTTTAAATTTAAAGAAGCCATATAATGGGGTAAAGGAATTGAGGCACAAGACTTAGACTTAACTTCTACTCTTTTGTTTTTGTATACAAAGTCATGTGAGTAATGAATGTCTCCCATATACTTACAGTGGGGTAAAAACTTTTCTACGGAAATCTCTCCTAAACAACCTATCATGTTCCCCATACCTCTGGTAAAAGATCCTCTTAAGGTCCCCATCTTTTTAGCTCGTTTATGTGCTAAAGCTATATCTTCACCTGAAGGAGAAAATACTATTAAATTTTTGTTTTGCTTGAACTGGGGTTTTGAAAAAGTGTAGCCCATATTTAAATTGTATCTAAATTAATTAGGGATTTAGTCTTTTAAGAAAAGTCTCCCATGCAGGAAAAAATATTTCTTCCATACACCTAACAACAGCTTCTTGATCGTAAGACTCTAACCAACCCACCCCACTTATTAATAAACTAGCCTCCATCATTTCATGTCTTAGAGTTTCTAACATGACTTTATCTTTCAAACCTTTGTTGATTTGAATTAATTTTTTATCGTGAAAGTACATCCCATAGTCGGGATCATCTCCACTTAAAGTAACGACATCTATTTTTATTCGTTTACCTGCAATAGATACTGTTTTAGGAAGTTCCACATTACCACCTTTCAGAAAGATCTTTATATAGTTCAATTCCTCCTGCTATTGACGTGGCTATTCCTTCCATACTTTTTAGTGCAAGTTCCCAATCTTCGTTATTACTACCGAAAAATGGTTCTGCAATAGTCGCTGGACAGTGCGTTAATCTTAAAAACCCTGCTCCTCGGCTTCTTTTCTGACGTGGCTTGATGCCTCTGCTACGCAGTTGAGGGAAACAATCTTCAAAGGAATCTCTTAAAGCACGAGCAAAGAGTCTTCCCTTCTCAGAAGTTTTCCAGTACAGCCACTCATGCCCTGTAGCAGAAGGAGTAGCGGCATTAAAATGTAGCTCAACTGCTGCTTCGACAGCATCATTACGGAGAGTTTTAGCAAGCCATTTCATGGAACTCCAATAACTAGTTCCCTTGTAGGTAGAGTAAATCTTATGGGGAGTCTTTAACCTGTCCCCAATCATATCAGCCAGTTGGGAGTTATAATCCCATTCAGTAACTCCAGTTACTGAAGCTGCTCCTGAGTCATTTGGTCGAGAGTGTCCTACGCAGATTGCTATCATTTTTTATTTAAGGCTTTATCTACCCTATTTTTAATTTCGTCCTCACTAGGAGCATAAGCAGTCCTTGGTGATACTAATTGCGTTGCAAAATTTAGGTCGGGTATATCAAGCCCTGTTATTTTTCCTAGCTCGTCTCCTACCCCTTCGATTACCGTAGCTCCTCCCGCACCCCTTAAACCTAGGCTAGTTAGACTTTGGCTTTTACCTATCTTGTTCTTGTTCTTTTTAAGAAAATTTATAAGTTCTTTGTCAGATATGATTTCTTTCTGTTTTGAACCATACGGTTGTTTTAGTTTGACTGGTACCTTCCAATCCTCGGAACCTTTTTTAAGTTTCTTTTTTAATAGTTTTTTCCCTAACATTTTTGCACCCCCCACTAACGCTCCTCCCCCTGTAAATAACCCTGCTACATCAAGAACTTTTTCTGCTCTTTCTGTGTTTTTGGCTACACTTTCCCATCGTTTAGCACTTTTTAAATGCTTTTGCTCGTCAAGTAACAACCTCCGTTGTTCAGCCCTAAAGCTTTTCTCCTTCTCAGGAGACATCGGGGTCTTGAGTGTTTTTAGAAATTTATCTATATCTCTGTCTACTGCGTCAGCCACTATTTATTATTGTTACCAATAATTATAGCACGTCTGTAGGAAAAATCACTGTGGAACTTCTGCCCCCGCCCCATGAGATTGCCTTCTTTAAAGGGGTAATCGTACCCTTGGATCAGGGTAATTGTAGGTGGATCATATATTGCGCTTTCGTTCAACGCTGAGTCGCCCACTAAGTCGTTCAAGACGCAGCTTGGCAGCAGGGCTACCATCAGCAGCAAGGCGGTCAACTTCATCTTCAAGGGCATATACGTACTTCCGTTGTTTAGACCTAGTATAATTCACATAAGCCTCTAACGCTAATACTAATATCCTCAAGAAATGCCTCACTTCTTTTTAGACATTATAGACCAAATAACGCCTATAAGTGTTACAGCAGCAGATACTCCTGTAGTTACTTCGCTATCTGTAGCCATTCCATTCTGCGTCATAAACCCTCCACCGAAGGTTAACATGTGCCTAACGATTCCTAATATTGATTCTTTGTTCATTTCTTCTTCTTCTTTAACAGGTTATAAAGCGTAATAATAGCTACTGTAATACCCAACAGGCCACCAACTACTTGGATACCCCATTGGATTACTTCAGCGTAGGGTATTGTAACAGCGATCAAAGACCCTGTTATACCCGTAGCCCCTTTTACAATTAGCTCTTCATTGCTCATAAAGGGGGCAATATAGCACAATTACTCGTTAGGATCTACGTCGGATTCTTCTACCTCCATAGTCTCCTGAAACTCAGAAAGCCCTTCTTTTTCAGTATGAACAGTGTGACTGTCGTTAACATCACTAATAGTGTGCCAACCTTTTTCCCGAAGTTTTAGGTAGTCTCCGTAGTCCAAACAAAATCTTTTGTCAGTGTGTTTGACAGTATGCCCATTACCATCTGTAGATTCTTGCTCCACTGGATTAAGCATCCAATGAGTCTTAAAATCTTCCTCAGATAAGTTGAGATCAGGCATTACTCTGAATCTTCTTCAACAACTTCAGGTGCAGGTGCAGGTGGTTCTTCTCCAGTTTGTTTAGCAATTTCTTCTGCTACAACGACAAGAGCTTTAGCCCCTTGTATTCCTACTTGCTTGGCATCGCATGTATTTACAAGTGCTTGGTAAATAATCTGAATATATTGCTTCGGAATTTCTAATGTAATTTTTTCTTCCATAATACTGTTAGGATAGCTATTTTAGGGAGCTGTTCAAGTATTTTATTCAATTATGATTTACCTATAATCTGCCAATTTGAGCCGTCTGAAATAAGTGTGACTGCTTCTTTGTTAGTAGAAATAGTGTAGTTTGAATTACCATCAATAGTTGTAGATCCTTCTGGATCAATAACAACACTGTTAGATGAAGCATAACCATCACGTTCTTTAATGATCAGTACTCGCCCAAGATTACATTGTGTCGTTGGGATTGTAATTGTTCGACTAGCACTTAAACTATGCATGATGATGACATGGTTTGCTGAAGTAACTGTATAATCAGAGTTGTTTGAAAGAACTGTATTATATTCAACACCTCTGTGGTGTTTTACAATTTCACGGCTTCCGTCAATGGTGAGATACGTTGTATTGTTATTACTACCATCGTCTGCATCAAATTTAATAAGCCCATTATTAGTGTTGTTAGTAATAATTAGATCTCCTGTGAAGTTAGACAAGTAACCATGCGTTCCTGTATGCGTAATTAAAGCATCAGCATCATTACCAAAAGCTAAACGAGAACTGTCAGGAAATATTGTATATGGATCACCTGTAGATTTAGATCCATCGCAGAAGAAATAAGTTTCTACATTCCCGCTACCAGATCCGTTATCAGCTTCAAATACAATGTCTTCATTTGCAGAAGCATTTCTAATATACAAATTGCCTGAAGCATTATTTGAAATGTATGAATGCCCACCAGTACGGATGATTTGTAATTCGCCACTGTTGCCGAACCTACAAGATGAGTCATTTGGAAATACTGTTGTTGGATAACCTGCGCCACCATAACTGCCATCTAAACGGAAGTAAGTTGTTACATTTCCACCACCAGATCCATTGTCTGCTTGGAATATAATATCTTTATCCGCTTCCGAACTCTTTATAGTTAGATCACCTTTAGCGTTAGTAATGAAACCATTTGCACCATTGTGCATAATGTTCATATCAACGTCATACCCTAACTGGATCTGAACGCCATCAAGTAATTTAAGCTCTTTGCTAAAGGTGATATTACCAACATTGCCATCTAAGCGGAAGTATTCTGTTTGACTGCTTCCGTTACCGCTATCCCCCTGAAAATAAATTTGACCATCTGCGGCATTATTTTTAATGTAGAGGTGACGAGTATTTTCTTGAATGTACGTATCAGCACTATCATTAAAGATTTGTAAGCCCTCACCTACGCCACCGAACTGGAGTGTTGAATTGTCTGGGAATACTGTCCTTGGGTGTGGTGCGCCTGATCCGTCTAGCAAGAAGTAAGTAGTGAAATTATTATTACCATCATCAGACATAAATATAATGTCTTTATTATTAGCAGAGTTGATAAAATACATATCACCAACTGCGTTAGTAATATAAGAATTACCAGAGCTATGGTACAACTGTAGATCATTGTCAGTACCTAAATTTAATTGCTTGTCATCAATCAAAGTCAAAGGCACTGAATAGATGACTTGGTTAGCAGATCCATCTACTCTGAAGTATTCGGTTATATCGGAACCAGAACCATCATCATTGTAAAAACGGATCATTCCATTTTCTACGTTTTGGTGGAGTCTAAAGTCGCCATGACCGTTATCTAAATACCCATGCGCACCAGTATGATACAGCTCTACATCATTACTGTCACCTAATCTAAGTCTGCCGCCATCAGCAAACATTATATTCCCTGCGCCCATAACAAGATTGCCAGTTATTGTGGCTCCTGTTGCAGATGTCTGGAACCTAACAGTTCCTTCAGACATTAAGAAAGAATGACCACCATCAGTAAACTGAGCCATAGGATTTCCATCAGTATCTTGGAAGTAAATAGCAGGGCCATTTGTTTGGATATATAAACCTCCGTCACCGTTATCTCTTATGTAACTATGGCTGCCGTTGTGGAAGAGCTGTAGATCATTAGAATTTCCTAATGTTATCTTCACGTTGTCCATGAAATTCAACAGGTCAGCAGACCCATCCCACATCATGTACCTAGCTGCAATGCTTCCGTAAGCAGTAAGATCTTTTGCTGTTCCAGCCGCACCTATAGAAACACTCTCTGAGAATTTAGCCGTGCCATCTGAATTAATCCTAAATCTTTCAACAGGACTTGATGAGTTGCCATTCTGAGATTCAAAGATAAGTGGCACATTTGAAGAACCAGAATCTAAGGTTCTCATTCTGAAGTCCCAATTAGCTACGGCATCAAAGTGAAGCCCTGCACCATTTGTATTGAAGAACACATCTCCTGTAACCTCTGCGCCAGAAGCAGTTGTTTCAAACTTCTTTGCGTTGTCGTGATAAAGCTCTACTGCTCCGTTATCAAGGAACTTAGCTTGCGTTTCACCACCATCCCCAGATCTTATGTGCGTACTATTACCGTCTAGATATAAAACGCCATTAGTAGCAGCTACTCTTGTATACCCAGTCGTACCTTCAATTTTATTGTTTCCATCATGGTAAATAGCGAACTCATAACTGTTCCCCATCCGAACACGCCCGCTGGTAGGTAGATCAACGTAACCATTCCCATGTAAACTAATTCCGTCAGTCGTAGTAGAAAGCTTGTGGTTTCCATCATGATAAAGGTTTACAGCACCACCAACAGAACATGTAATCATGTCTGCCCCACCACTGCTTTCTAACTGGATAGAATTATGACTTGTTATATATAAACTACCACTTGCATTGCCTTGTTTTATGTAACTATGGGGATGTGAATGATACAATCGTAAATCATTACCACCACCTATTTGTATCTCCCTGCTATCTTGTAGCTTTAAATCATAAGCACCTGTTAAAGCATTTTCACTCTCATCCCAAAGAAGGTATCTGCCAGCAGTAGCTCCGAAGAATTTTACATCATGCCCTGTGTCATCTACTCCTACATGGAGTGGCTTACTAAAACGAGTTAGACCTGCGCCACCATCAATTGATAAATAATCCGTTACCGCGGACCCAGTCCCATTATCAGCTTGAAAGACAGTTTGCCCATCGGCTTGTGTATTCTGTATATAGAGGGTGTTTGTTTTACTCTCAATATAAGAATGTGCATTATGGTAAATAGTTAAATCATCCCCCGCGCCTACTCGAAATGAGGTTAAATCCCCAAGCTGTAAAGCTCTTGCAGTTGAATCCCAATGCAAAGATCTACCTGATGTTGCGGTATGAAATGTTACATCATGTCCTTGTCCATCTTCCCCGACCTCAATACCTTGGTTAAATTCCCAATAACCGCTATTGTGCCAATTGATTGTATAATCACTAGCACCTTTAAGAGTGATGCCACCACCATGAGCCGTTGTATCTGTTGGGGTAGATACATTTCCTATGATAATATTCTTATCCTCAACCAGCAGATTAGCTGTATCTATGGTTGTCGTTGTGCCACTAACTGTTAGATCACCACTAACCGTAAGGTTGGTAAATGTATGGGTACCTGTAACTGTTAAGCCTCCATGAACTGTAGTATTACCACTAGAATCAATAGTCAGTCTTGGGGAAGTACCCGTTACATCTATTTTCAGATTACCATCTCCTATGAGGAGGTTATCGGAACCATCCATCTTGGCAACTCCAATAGTGCCACCTCCAGCAGTCTCAGCTAAATATTGTTGATTGTTATCTATTCTTATGTCACCAGCAGTTACATGAAGTTTAGATTGAGGTGTTGCACCTATACCTACGTTACCCTCATTATCAATTATAGTCGTTGAATAAGTGTTAGCGGCATTCTTAGTAATAAACCGCATTGATGTTCCTGCGCCATTACCGACATTAGCGACGAGGTCTGCGTAACGCATGTACTCATTTGAGCTTCCACCTACTGCATAATAATGGTTTAGTATTAAACCTTGAGCGTCTCCACCATGTGTATATGTCCTAACTGCTGCATTAGTCCCCTCAAGGTCAGCAACACAAAACTGGTTGCCAGAGTTGCTGTTGTCTTTTGAGACGTGCAAAAATGCGCTTGGGGTCGTGCCTATGCCTACGTCACCATCACTTTCAATCCGCATAGCTATAGCAGCATTGGCATAAAATAAATGTCCTACTCCCGATACAGCTTGATGCCTTAAAAAGTCTGACTCTACATAATGGTAAGCCTTTGTCGCTCCATTAACTTGATAGACTATACCTCCACCAACAGTTGAGTGAGTTCCATTTAAAGTTAAACTCCTTGCATTAGCTGTAATTGAAACAGGGGAAGTTGAGCCTATCCCCACGTTGCCACTTGCAGCAATGGTCATTGCTTGAGTAATTACACCATCAACAGTTACATTTTGCTTGTTCCAAAACTGCAATTCACTTTGAGCATTGTTTCCAGTTCTTTTACATACTAGAGCAGCACCAACATCACTAGTTGCTCCAGAAACTAAGAATCCCATACCAACACCTTCAGTGGTATCGTTTGCAGGATTCCTTAAAAGTAAGTGATGGTTCTCTGGTTCATCAACGTCAGCTAATGCGTTAGCACTACTTTCAACTGTTAATTTAGATACTGGCGCAGTAGTGCCTATTCCAACATTACCCCCAGACTTGAGCATGAATCTCGTGTCTTGGTTTTCTAATATTTCAAAGTCATTAGTGGCTGTGTGTCCTTGTGTTAATCTCCAAGGGTTGGTTGCTCCAGTTCTTTGTATTAGTAAACTTCTGCCTCCAGCAGCCCCAGCATTTATAAAAATATCTCCAGCAACTTCGAGTTTTTGTGCTGGGGTAGTTGTACCTATTCCTACATTTCCGTCACCTCTTATCTCAAAAAGATGAGTACCTGCCAAGCTACTTACTTCGAGTGCAACATCTGAAGCATTTGAACCACCGTCTATCTTTAATCCATAGTTAGCTCCAGCAGTTGCTTCTGTGTTTGTTATCCTAGTAACATAATCACCATCTTTTTCTGCTCTAACATGAAGTGGATGATCTGGCGTTGTATAACCTATACCAACATTGCCAGCTTGCGAACCACCACCAACAGTCATACGAATGGCATCATTCGTTACAAAATTTATATTATTGTAATCACCTGATGTTTGCGTCCCATGATTTATTAAATTTGTATCTGAGTAAGTGCCATATAAACTGCCCCCACCCGATGAAACCTGTTCAAGACTTGCAGAAGATCCTGCATTACTTCCTGATCTTATGGTCAAATAAGCACTGCCTGTATTACCAGTTGGGTTATGGTCAATATGGAAACATCTAGTTTGAGTATTTGCGCCACTAGCAACTTCAATCTCTAATGGTGTGTCAGGGCTTGTGGTTCCTATTCCTAAAGAACCTGTTACTGTAGCACCAGCAGATGTTGTCTCGAATTTCTTTACGTTGTTATGATATAAATCAATAGCTCCATCTTCGGTGGCTTCAATTAAAGTTTCAGCTTGGTTAGCGGATAAAACTCTTAGGTTATTTGAAGCAATGACCAAAGCACCCGTGCCTTGATCTAACATTGTTGTGTTGGTTCCAGTGTGGTAGATCTGGAAATCCATCCCTGTACCAATCTTCAACTTAACATTGTCAGAAAGTTTTAATGAATTGTCAGATTTATCTAATTGAAAATATTCACCACTAGCTGTGTAGGCTAAAATGTCACCAGTGACTTGTATGCCGTCGGCTGTTGTATCAAAAACAACTACATTATTATGCCGTAGCCTTACAGCACCAGTTTCAATGTATTGAATACCATTCTGCCCATTAACGCCTCCAATGTTTACTTGAGTCGATCCTTGTATATTTAAAACTCCATCCCCATTTTCTTTAATATAACTATTAGTCCCATCATGGTAAATCTCTAGGTCATTTCCAGTTCCAAAGGTTGCTTTAACGCTATCGTAGAAATGTGTTTGTTTGAAAACATCGAGCGTGTGCGCCCCACCATCAATTCTAAGGTAGGTGTCTAATCCACCACTCCCATCATCAGCTTGAAAGATAATATCTCCATCTGATGTAGCGGCTTTGAAAGTAACATCAGCCCCATTGAAATCGATATTAAAGTGGTTAGTTGTATCAGAATCGTATAGCTGAATGTTAGGAGTAGCGTTTACGATTTGTAACTGCGTTGCAACAACCTTGTCATTGAATGTAGCAGCTCCTGCCGCAGACATATCAAGGGTCAAGGCTGTGATATTTGCTGAATTATCTACGCCTTTAAATACTAAATCTTTATTGTTTACTTCTGATTTAACTACAAAATTACTATTATCATTGAAGAATTGACCAATGGTTGTTCCTGCATCTTTGACGTAAACATTACCCCCATCAGCATCTAAACTTATATCTCCCCCTACGTCTAATGTTAAATCTCCACCATCTGATATAGTAGAACCATTGATAGTTATATCATCAACAGTAACAGCATTCGCTGTAATATCTCCTGCAATTAAATTACCTGCTGTCCCACTAAAAACTTCTGAGCTGTTTGTAGCCGCAGTTAAAAATGTAAATGCACTAGTACTATCGTCGTAACCAAAGAAACCTACCTTTGGATTAGAACCATCATGGTAACGGAACTCAATACCCCTATCTTTATTGTCATCAGATGAAGGAGCCGTGTCACCACCTATGGTGAATACAGGGTCGTCAATCGTGACCACCGTACTGTTAAAAGTTGTCGTGGTTCCTGTTATATCCAAATCCCCCGCAAGGGTTAGGTTACCATTGATTAATGCTTTATTGAGACTAGCATCCCATTGAAAATATTTGCCACTACCGTCACCAAAGAATTTTACATCATGGCCTGAAGTGTTGGCTCCTACAGTTAAAGGAGCATTTATTTGTAGGCTACCACCGATAGTGCCACCCGCTAAAAGATTATACGAGCCATCATTGAGGCTCGCAGATATGGTGTTCGTTACTTCGGTTATTTTAACTACTTGGTCAGCCATTATATAATTTCTGCTTTAATATCAAATCTTAATCTTATTGAGTGTATTGCTTCTGTAGTAGCTACAGCGGTGTCTGTTATTTGTAAATCCCCAAAGACTGTCACATCTTCATTAGGTAATGCAGTTGATTCAGCACCACTCCAATAAAGAACTATGTTAGGTAAACTGCTCGTGCTTCCAATGTTCGGAAAACGTATTCTACCACCATCACTTTGAGACTCACTGTTCGACGTAGTTGTGGTTAATGTATCTACAACAGGACCATTAAATGAATTACCTATCTTCCTACGTAAAACTAAACGAGCAGTAAATTGTTTATTTGAAGTAAAAAAGTTTTTACAAGGAACAACAGCCGTTTCATCATCTGCGATGTTAGCACTAAGGTCATTAGCGTCTCCACTACCAGTCAGGGTGGTAGCTCCTACAAGTGCATCTTGTGTTAATTTAATAGTAGCCCCACTTGAAAACAAAACAGTAGTACCTGCTGGGATAAACTTATCCAAAGCGTCAATCGTTATAGTGTCTGCTCCTGCCGAAGCTGATCCATTTGCAACAGGCTTTGCACTACTTGTAGCAAACGCTAAAGATATATTAACTGATTTACCCCTTTTTAAAGGTATTGTATATTCGGACATTATATTTGTATGAACCCCCAGTTTTCTGGTAGCTCATTTATTGTTAAGGTTTGTTCTTCCTCAGTTAAATAATCAACATTATCATTAATTATTAAAGCTACTTTGTCGCTGTTATAATCAGAGATATGTGACCACAAATAACGGGTTCCTTTTGGGTCGTTTTGGGCATGGAACCACAGCCCTTTGTCTGCTCCTGCTTGGTCGCTCCTGTTTAACGCCTCTTGTTTACTGTTAAATATTAAATACATTATATACTAAAATGGGTAGTTATGTTAGACTCAATAGCCCCTCGATTACTGTGGTGATCTCCAGAATAAAATAAAAGTTCTGCTGCTTTACCAACAAAAGGAATGTTAGTGTTAGTACTTAATCCTCCAAGGCCCACAGTGTCCGTTGACCCACTATTAGACACTCTTGAAACCGAAGTGCCTGAATCAACTTCAGTGCCATTCCTATACACCCTTACACTATCATCCCCTGCACTTGCTATCATGGTTGCCAAATTGAGATTAGTATTTGCAGTCTCTGTTCTCGCCTGAGTAGACCCAGCATAACCATAATCAAAATTTCCACTCCCATCCATCAGTGGTTGATACCACCTTTTATTATTATTGCTTCCTCCTAAAGATAATACGACAGAACTTTGAGAAGTGTTACTTGCTTGAAAAACTAAAAAAGAAGATAAGTTATTAATATTAAATGACTGAGCTAAGGCAATAGGTATAAAATCAGATGCAAATAACATTGCGGGCTTCCCACCTGTAACCGTAACTAAACTTCCTGAATCTACAACTTTAGGCTGACTACCTTGAGAGGACGTTCCTATATCATTCCCATTACCAGACTGATCATATAATGTTCTAACAAATCCATTATTACTACCCCCTACCCATGAGGCTAAAGCCCCTCCAGCCACTTGGTCAGCAGTAAAATCTGCTTCCGCATCATCGCTGTCTTTTCTAACACGAACTACATTAGTCACTCCGTTCTTTAACTTGCGTAAAGAAACAGCCACAGTAAACGAGTAAGTGTCCACTAATAGCGGAGGAGTTGATAATATAACAGAAGCCCTAGAGAGACTTGATCCTAATCCTAAAGGAGCCATTTATGCTGCGTGGTAGCAAAGTACAGTTCCAGAGCGAAGCTTAACCGAAGAAAACTGTCCGTAGATTGTTATTCCAGCAGGGACAGTTACACCGTCAGCAGCGGTGGTTCGGAACAGTTGCTTTGCCGCTACTGAAGAGTCAGTAAACTCAGGCCATTTGGAATGGTCAGCGTCTGCAAATCCATCAGTGTCGTTGTCGTGACCATCAAAGATGGTATCTTCAATAATGGTGATAGCGCATATTTCTTTTGCCACCCCCTCAGTGCCACTAAGCAAGGTAGCTCCAGCTTGCCCGAAGGATTGTTTTTCAATGTTGTTTGTTGCCATAATATAATTGTTTGTTTAGTTGTTAAAATTTTTAATACATTCCAGACATGCCCGCACCCACACCATCAGGGGCTACCTTTAAAGTTGGTTTAGCTGCTCCTCTATAAGAGTCAGTATCTGCTTCTAAAAGTTGAGCCACTAACCCCCAATGATAAGAAGCCCTTTGAATGTCAGCGTTATCTTCCGCTAACTTCCCTAACAGAGCGTGTTTTAAAATAGCGTTAGCGGGCATGTGTACTAAATCCGTATTACTATCAACGTCTACCCATTTACGCTTTAAAAGCATGTGTGCTGATGAATTAGAATTAGTACCCCCTACTCTAAACCTCCTATACCTAGAAGAGCCCCTAGAAGTATCTAGGTCTACTAATTTTAAATCCTTAGTAGTGTCTGTGACTACGGGGTTTGCTCCAACATCTCCTTGATATTTAGCGATTAATCTTACAGGATGATCAGGAGGAAGTCCTTCCCAACTAATAGAAATTATCTGAGTTACATCAGTAAGGGCATTAAAAGGAGATGAATCCTGTAATATAATATTAGTGGGACCACTACTGCTTTCAGTCATGGTGAAAACCATTTCATTATAAGAGACTCCTTCTAAAGGAGTAACCCCTCCAACTAAAGCATCTGCCCCGTCCGTACTATCTGCGTTATGCCTATATCTGATAGTTATACTTCCTGTTTTTGGTATAAGACTAAAGTTAGCTTTTAAAGAAGCTATTGAAACTTTATACTGGCTCCCTGATACAAGATCCCTATAAGTAGGGGCATAGCCATCATCAATGAAAGCATTCACTAAAGTATCATTTTGAGAATTAGTTCCAAAAAGTTTATAATCATGCCACAAAGACCTAGTAGGTAGCGGGTTATCGTCTAGTATACCCGCCACTATTGAGTCGGTGTCTTGCGGGAGGGATACATAACCATCTGAAGCATCTTGCGTATGCTCAACAAGCATTTCTCGCCAATACCCCATCTTGTAAATACGAGGCATAATCTCATTTAGAGCAAGATTAAAAGCTTCTTCACCGCTTTCAGCAGCATCTAAATACTGCCCGTGAGTTTGGTATAACTGATTTGTAGTTTTAGCTGGCACAGTGCAATATAAACGGTTTTATATCTAAAATCAATACACGGAAAGGGACTAATCATCCGTGTAAAACTCTACAGGAACCATATAATCAGGTTTCCCGATCAAGACAAAGTATGCAGATCGATGTCTTCCGTCTAAAAGCTTTACGGCTTTTCCTTTTGAAAAGTATATTTTTGCTGGTTTAGAAGAATCCCACCCTTTATCTAGGGATATTTGATCTTTTTTTGAAAAATAACTTTTAGTTACCCCTTTTCTACTATGTATGTCGTTTAGTGAATTAACCTGAATAAACCCTTGGCCCACAAGTTTCATTAAATAGTAGCTGATAAACCAGTATTAGGGGCATTGGGAATTGATGCAGTAGGGTCATCATCCGCTTCATGGGGTAGTGGTATATCCCTAGTACCATCAGAAGTATCATCTACCGTATGATTATTAATCATGTACGTAGGACAATCAAACCTCCACCACTCTATCAGGGGTGTTGCAGGATCTGTTGTATCATCAAATGTAATAGACCCCCAAACAAACTTTCTAGTTAACTCAACACTTCTCCAAGAATCATTCTTTACTAAAAAAACATTATCGCCATCCCCATCGGGAGCACTGAGAACTTTTACTTCTGGGGCAGCTTCAACTGCGTAATTTCTTTCTGCTATTGGGACATAAGCATGTGGAGTTAAACCAGAGTTAGTTCCAGCCCCGAAAGGTGCCCCAATATTATCTTTCATAGCATAGGTTTCTAAATCTACAGGGTGGGAGTGGTTGCTATCTCCCGAAGGTGTAACACTATCGGTAGTGCCGACTATTTTATAATTCGGCAAAAGAGTTTTAACCCCAGAATAAGCCCCCGTCGCATCTTTGTGATCAGCTATACTATTCTCGTTTTGAACAAAAGTAATCTCTACATAAATTATGTTTTGGTTTCCTGAAGATAACAACAACCGAGGCCGTCTAACTGTTGACCCTCCAAAAGCATCAGAATCATTAATCGCTCTAGCAGAGCCTCCTGAAGAATCCACCATAGTGGGTCTAAAAGGCCACGCTTCATTCCAAGGAATATGCCAATCATTATGACCGCCATTTACTTTTCCAACAGGTAAAAATATTACGCCAGTAGATGTGAACTCAAAATAAAAATCATTGCCGTCTTGATAAACTCTAGGTTGGAAAGGAAGAGTTATGGTAGATCCAGAGACCCCCGCAGAGTTTACAGAAGTAAATGGTGTGTGATCATAACCCGCATCAAAAGGTGTGTGCTCAAATTGACCGTAAGCCCCTTGTTGCGTGTTAGGATTTTGACCTACGTCAGGACGTATGTTGGTAGAAGGACTTGCTTCGGTAGGCTGTTTGAACCCTCCTTTACCTTCAGAGCTAACGTCTGCCATTTTAAGTACCCGCTACAGGTTTATATGCGGTTACTCTTTCCCTTAGATAACCCCCTCGAAAAGGTTTCTGTGTATCTGATATCACTAAAGAGTCAGGCCAGTCAGTATAATTAGTAGCTAAGAAAGTCCACGTAGTACCTATATAACTGTATACAGGGTGGTCTGTACCCGTTGAGCCTGTAACAGATATCATATCGTGTAGAGTAGGGGGTACATTAACTGAAGCTATAGGGGTTTGGAATACACAGGGCTCAGGGAGCATGGGGTTAATTGTAGCTAATTCTGTAGTGCTTCCCTCTTTAGAGGATCCCACCGTAAATTTATCGACCCTCCAAAATAACTCAACCTGTACTTTAGTAGGTCCACTATAAGTTCCTTTTTTATAAATAGGGTACACTATAGTGTCATGGCCCCCGTCCCTACGGGACCAGTTCTCATCTTCTATACGAAGTAAAACTGCGGGCCATGTATAATTTTGATATGTAAAATACTTTTTAATTAAGTTTAATTCTTCTGTTGGAGTTGTGTTAGTCTTCATCACCTCCCGTTCAGCGATTGCATACCAATTATCAGTTAACTGCCGACCTTCTCGTAAGATCCCTACGTTCTGATTAGTCTGACTTTCTAGACTATTAGACTCTAAATAAGTACCAAAAAAATCATTAGGTACTTTATTTCTTTTAAATAAAGCAGCGGCTTTTACTCCTGTAGTTTCCGTAGTATCGGTAGCTCCGAAAGCTGTTGTTTTAAAAACAGTTTCACCTTTATAATAAATAGTCTCTTTAGATTTTAAAGGGATATCAAATTCAGAGTCCACATCTGTCCTCCTAATAGGTACCCTTTTTACATATACTTGTTGCTCAATAACATAAAGAGAATCTAATGTTTCATCACCTGAACGAACTTGTTTCTTTTCAAATAAAATATACTCAGGATCAAAACCAACAGCGTTTGTCGTAAAAGGATCGGCCTCTCTTGAGGGCATGTTAGTGCCTAAGAGAGGGCTATCTTCATTATAAGAACTCCGCAGGATTACATAAGTTTTTACAACAGTATCATAAATAGGGTTACTAGCTCCCGCAGCTTGAAACTCCCAGTTATAATCATCTTGATCATCTCTATCTTTTACATAATACCAATATTGGTATTGTCCCTGATCACTATCAGCATTTTTAATAAGGGATAATTTAAAACTAGGGAACTTCGAAGAGTCTGGGTGAGCTGTCCCGTAAGCCGTGTTATCAGCAGAATCAGAAGAACTAACATTCCTACTAGCATCAACAACTTCGACAACAACTAAGTCAGCTACTTTAGGAGTAGAAAACTCAATAACTCTTTGTCTTCTAGTTGATGTTGTGGGCATTAAGTCTTCTTAGCTAAATAAACCACTCTAATGGTACCCGCAGCTCCGCAGGTGAAATCTACATCAATACCACTAGCTGTTTTATTTAAAGGAACTATTAAAGCTGATTTTATATTACTACCATCCCCACTTAACTTTACAGTACCAACTTCAGCGTCGGTTGCAGTAGCTGTAACGTGACTAGCTTGAGCGGGTATCTCATAATAAACAGCTACAATTTTACTTATAGCAGGTATAGTTACCCCTGCTGCATCAACGGAACTATCGTTATTTTTCTGAGAACCCCCAGAAATAATTACATTAGTAGCATCATTAGTTGTTATAATACCCGTATCTACATTCCACTTAGCGGTATCATCACTAGCACCAAAGGTAATACTAAAAGAATGAATAATATCCGCAACAGTAGAAGATATAGTGTAGTTGTTAATGCCTCCAACGGGAATACTTTTTTGTAACCCAGTTGATGCAAGGTTAGCTGAAATCTGTTGAGATAAAGTTACAGAGGATAATGTTTGGGACATACTATACGTTTATTTGTCTGAACATCATAAGAGCTGCTTCAGCTACACCCATGTCTCCTTTAGCTATAGCAGCAGCTACTTCAGGGCGTTCAGAAAGCATGCCTTCTAAATTAGCCATCTTAGACACAGCGTCTTCAGATTCAGGGTTAAATACATCTCCATATACAGCAGAAAATAAATCCGCCATTGTTTCAGCATTAGGCATAGCTGCCTCAGCATCCTCATCTTCAGCGGTAGGCTCTTCTGGAGGAGCCTCTTCTGGTGCTTGTGCTTGTTCTTCTTCAGGTACGGCTGCTAATAGCATGGCTATTTTAGCTCCGTCATCCATAGACTCTTCTGCGGGTTGTTCCATTGGCTCGTCCATAATATTATAAGTGTATATAAAAATAACCCCGATCCCCTACTTTATCAAGAGGATCGGGGATTATTGTGATTTGTTATTTTACTCTTTATTGAGCAGGAACGATGTCAATATAATCATTGATATCGATAACATTTACAAGAAGTACAAGCTGACCTGTAGTTGCGGTACTCAAGTTTTGACTACCCCCATTAGTAAACGTCACACGCAGAGTGTCTGCGTCTGTAGGATCACTTATGGCTGAAGCAGCGTCCTCCGCAGGAGTCTCAAGAGCATCACCACTATTCTTGGTGAACCCAACCGCTTTGATACTTAGATTATCAATGTAATCGTCAGTGTCTTCATCTTGAATTCCAAGATCAAGGACCGCTGTTCCACTAGGGTTAAATGCTGTTGTCACAACACAAGCCGCCTTATCTACACGTTGAGTAGATGAGAAGGTGAGTAGATCAACATGCGCAGAGGTAGCATCAACACCATATGTTGCACTATCAAAGTTAAAAAGCCAAGCATGGCTATATCCTCCTATAATTTGAGCAGCAGGGACTTGTTGTATTAAACTACCACCACTAGCATCTTTGTTGGAAATAACAAGACTATCGTTAGCGGCAATTGCTACATTTTTTTGTAGCGTTGGTGTATCATCTAAAGTTGGCATAATTTTTTAATAGTTAAAATTAATATTATGTGGGGTTCCCTTTTACAGGAACCCCACTTTAGATTAAACAGCAGCAGGTGTGCTTGAATTTCTCTTGAAGAGAATTACGTAACCGAAGTCTGTCTTGATTGGCTTAGATGCGTTTGCCATAATTCCCCTAAAGAAACCTATGCTTCCATCTGGGTTAGTAAGAACGTCAGGGATGTTAGTCCACTTGAACTCACCCTTATACGAAACAGGATCAAAGGACAAGCCGTTACCCCCACTAAGAGGAGCAGGAATCAAGGATTCCATTACATCTTGGTGAAGAATGTAGGCCGCTTCGATATCGGCATCGTCATAGGCAGAGTTAACTACGACATTGTTATTAGTCGTATTTACTGTGTACACAGGAACCTGCGTAAGAGTAGTGTTACCAGTAAGGGTAGAGCTAAAACGAGGAGCCATATCGTCGATCAAGTGGTAGAAACCCCTGAAGGATTTCTCAACACCTAATGGTGCGATAAGATCCGAAACTTTTGCGTTGTTATAACGCACATCGTCACGGAATCCTGCTTCAGTTTGAAGCTGATAAGATGCCTCTGAAGAGCAAACTAATGTGAATACTGGTCTGCCATTCTCACGCCCGTAAGCATTAGCACCAGCACCCTTACGGACAAGCTGGAAATATGCCTTATCAAGAAGAGCGTTGGAAATGTTAGCAGTAACATCAAGTGTGTTATCATCTGCTCCATCTTGACCCGTAGCATCAACAGTAAGTGCTGTTTCACCAGAACCAGCAGTGAATGTTGGTTTGTCTTCTGCGTCAGTAGCAAACTTAGAACTAGCAGTTTTAGCATAAACTACGTTGTCGCACTTAGAGTCATACTGTTGGCGATAGCGATCTTCCCAAGATTGGCGAGAAGATTCTTTAAGCAGATCCATGATCGCACGGAGTTGTTCTGTACGGTGAGCAGCGTAACGGAGTTCCTCGACGTTGATACGTGGAGATTCAATTACGGAGCGTCCCAACTTGTAACTCTTGATAACCTTGGAGAAATCAATGTGGTTAACATGATCTCCACCAGTGGGTAGTGATTTGGTATCGGCTGTCTGCCCAGTTGTGTATCCACGGGTAGCTGTTCCTTGGAGCGTGGACATTTCTGTCCAGTTGTTACCAATAAGATTAGAACCATCATTATCCCCAAGGTCTTTATCCATAGGTCTAATAGGTAATGCACGATCATAAATGAGCGTGTTGAGTTCATATCCCATCCCTTCTGGGAAGGTGGATTGTTTAATAAGATCAATCCAAGGGCTTGTATGAAGAGTCGCTTTATGAATATCTGCGCCAATCCTACCCGCTTCTTGGGTCAAAATTGTGTTAATATCAGCAGGGGCCCCAGTAGTGGGATTGCTGAGAGTGTTTGGAGGTCCGAAGGCCATAATTTTGTATAGTTAAGTTTTAAATATAAGTTTAGTTAAGACAAGACCTGCCCCCTTTCGTGCGGAGAAAGATCTAATTAAAATATCGAGTCTTTGTTCTTTAGAACTATTTCAAAGGCTAGAGCAACCGAACTAAGGTATGTACACTGTAAAACTTAGAACTAATTTAAAGGCTAGAGCAACCTAGTTTATATAGTATACAAAAAAGATAAGCGTTATTCCGAAAGGGTCAACCTCTTATTTATATTGAACACAAAAGAATTAGTGTTATTGTGAGGGTATGAAGAAATTATTTTTATTACTTGGCCTAATATGTGTAGCCCTATCCAACGTATCTTGTAACTCTACAGACGCAAAAGTTGGTCTGCCTATACCGTTTACAAACCCAGCAGTCAGGGTAAACCTTGAAACTCATATTACACCACTACCACCAAAGATTTGTGTGGGACTTGATGTAGTGGATAATTAAGATACTCTTGTAGTTCCCCAAGCAGCTAGGAAAGTATCTATGTCTGCTAAACGAGCAGTTTTACCATAGAAAGGCCCTTTGAGAAGTCCTGACCCAAGGATTTCATGGAACGTAGTTAAAATTTTTGGTGTGTTGTCGTCGCCTACAACAAATGCAGCGTCACCTGAATCATGGACACCAAAGTCATCCATGTAGCTGTAAAAGGGGCTGCTAGAAACCCCTGAAAAAGTAGATGGTTTTACAGATAAAAAGCCTTGGTTGCTACTAGGCGATGCGTATACTTGATTAAAGTGTATGCGCTGCCTGTATGGAGTTTTATCTGTAGAACTTTTTCTAGACCTAGTTGCAAGAACATACTCATCAGTTTCTACTGAAGTAGCTATCTCGTAGCGTCTTAAACTAGGGTCTACGTCGCTACCTGACGTATTCAAAATACCAATTTTCCCATCATCACCTAAATCCATTGTAGATTGATAGGTCACCCCTCCTGCTGTTGTAGTGCCTGTGTTTAAAGAATATGTAAACCTTTGCCCTTGTAAATTCGTAAAGGTCATAGGCCCTGTAGGCTCATAATGTTTTGCAAATAATACAGCTCTAGGGCCAATTAAATGCGCTCTACGTGAACCACCCCCATGATCAGCATGAGCATGCCACGCAGTTCCTGTTAAATCAAAACGAGCTGCCCAACAATTAGAGTTATAACTCAAGGTATACCCTGTCTCCGTACCATCAGTAGACGTAAAATACTGATCATCTATAGGAGGTTCTCCAGAAGCGGGGTTAGTAGACTTATATAACCTAAGAGCATCTACAACAGCCACCCCATTATAACCTAAAGATTTTAGTAAATTACGTACCGTTGTAGCTTTAGGGGTACGCTCAGATAAATCATAAATAGGTATTAAATCATCGTAATTAACTTGTATATCAGTTAACTCAGGTGTTGCATTAACTCCGTCTAACGAGGGCATTTTATGAAAAAGTAAGCCCTAGAGCTTCTCCTAATTCTTTAACTGTAATTGATTTTACGTGGCCTGTAGATTGGTCATAAAAAGATAACATGTCCTCTCTAGATATTAAGTTATACGCATTTGAATCTGAAGATAATAAAGAAGTACCTTCTAACTTTTGTAACGTGGGCGTGTCTCCTAAAGTTGGCATAGGTATTTATATCCTACATGTGTAACAAATCAAATTTTAGCTAGTATTTTTTCTTAGATTTAAGGCGAGACTCTACGGCCTGAGTAAAAGACTTAGGCTTTGTATGATCATACCCTTTTTTCTTCAAAGCTAAATGCTCTTCATAGGTATTAGCCATTACACCTTTACCATTTTTATACATCATGTGCTTTTTAAAATCTTGTTTTTTCATGCTAGTATTTTGGTTTAGGCCGTGGTTTTGGTTTAGGCTTAGGTTTTTTAGTCATAATTATTTTTCATTACATATCACCTCGCCTTCTGTCTCTACCCATACTTTCGCGCCACAGGATAAAGGTTTGTCAGGTGAGTATACTATATTACATGGTTCGGTAATAGTTACCGAGTGACAATAAGTATTGTTCTTGTAAGTCTTCACAGTAATAACAGGCTCCCTTTCCCCTGTCTTCGCATTACTACGTATCTTGTGCTGATTGATGTGTATCCTAGTTTTCATCGTTTTTTCTTATAAGCTGCTTTGTGGAAAGCTCGACGCTCCGCATCAGTATACTTAGCTCTTTGTTTCCCCTGAGCACTAGCTTGTCGTTTTTTACGGGTACCTTCAGCGTACTGAGCGGAAGATAATGCTTTAATAGCTTTTTCAGGTAAGTAACGCTCCCCTGTTTCAGAAGATTTCTTGCCTGATTTAGTGCGCCACCGTTGTTTAGTCCACGCTTTTAAAGATTTTTGAGACTTTTTAAGAGCCATTAACGGTATCCTCCACCTTTCTTTTTATACTCAGACGCTAGTAATTGAGCTTTTCTAGCCGACCACTGCCCAGAATTACCTCCTTTACTACCCGCCATTATTTTTTTAAACAATGCTTTACGCATAGTTGGCTTAGTATAGTTACCTGCGGCATTAACTTTAGACTTTTTTTTCATTACCAGAGTTTTTTACACGCCCAATAACGAGCTGAAAGTTTATCATTAGCGGTATCGCAGTTGTGGCGAGCCCTAAAATTTTTACGTCGTTTAGGGTTTTTATGTTGGCGAAAATCTTCATAGTCCCTATGACCATACCCTATCTTACGTATCTTATCGCCACTCTTAGCTAAAACAAAAAACTTCTTCTTACTTCCTGAAGGAGCTTTTTTAGGTTTATTAAAGCCAGAAAATATCTCTCCTCTGTAACTAATCTTTCCAGAAGGAAGTCTTTTGTAGCCTTTACTCATCGATAATATATTAACGCATTATGCGCAATTATCAATAAATTGAATTGTATTCAAATTAAATAACTACCCACCAAGAGCAGCCGCAATAGCATCCTGAAAAGATAAATCTTTAGAAGGTCTACCCGAAGAATCAACAGCAGGAGATCCTGACATTGTAGGCTCCGCTTCCTCATACTCAGAAAGTTTGTCTGTCAAAATTTCTACTTCCTTACGAGAACTTACGTACTGTTTTACAAGAGTAGGGAGTAGCTGAGAAGCTACAGCGTTATAAGCAAAATCAACAGGGTGAATAACCGAAGGATCAGTTTCAGATACTTTATTTTGTATTTCTTCAAGGTTAACTTCTTCAAGGCCATTAAGGAAAGGTAATTTTTCAGAAACTCTTTTTACTACATTCTTTGTAACAGTTTCGCGGTGTTTAGCTTGTTCCGCTAATTCTGAATTTATATTTTGTTCTTCTAAAAGTTTTGCTTCTTGTAATGCTGCTTCTGCGTTAGTCATCAACTCTTCACTACGAGCCATCAAAGGAACAATGTCTTCAGCTAACCTATACATACGTGCCCTGTCCCGATCAGAAACACCCTCTAAAATATCAGTTAGTAATTTATCTTGGGTTTCTTGGTTTACTTCCAAAAGAATATCTACTAACGAATCTTTATCTACCTCATACCCCTCCATTATTCCTTCAGCTTGCTCAAGGATTTGGTTCATTGGATTGGTAACTGAGTCTTTATAAGCAACCGTGTCTGTTAAATCAGACATCATTTTTTCATTTTCGTACTCAGAAAGTTTACTTTGAAGCTCTTCAACATCCTTGTTTTCCACAAGACCAGTCATTTCTTTTAACTTAGCTTCTTGTTCTTTAACTGTTTGGCGAAGAGTATCTACCTCGGACCTATTAGTTTTAAGCTCTGTCTTTAATTCTTTGAATCTTTTGGCTGCTTTAGGTGTCCAGTCGTCCCCGATTTCCTCGGTAAGTTGCTCGATGGGATCTGTTTCTTTCTCTGAATCCGAAACCTCGGCCTTTGTGTCCTCAGAAGATTCTGTGACTTCCTCTTTTGACTCTTCTTTAGGTTTCTCTTTAGGTTGCTTTTTAGGCTCCTCTTCTTTAATTTCCGGGTCTGGAGATGCTTCGTTGGTTTCGGCAGGTCTACTAAGGGCCTTCTCAAGGGCTTCTGTAAAACTAACAGATTCCGAAACTTCTCCCACATCAGGAAGAGAGCTTTCAGGATTAGGTTCAGTGTTTTCAGTTACTTCTTCTACGGGTGGTTCGGCTGTATGTGATTCCATTCTTCAGGTTGGGTAATAGGTTTGTCACCTTTTAAAACTGTTAGCTTATGAAGATCATCACAAAAGTCACAGTATCCTGCGTAGTAGGCAAGTCTTGTGCTATTGGACTGGGGATCTGTAGCAAGGGATCCGTGTGAGGGGGCTGCACTTTTTCTAAGTGTCGCAAATGCTGTTTGGACATTCTTATCATCCAAGAATTTTTTGAGTGCGTGGACTTTTTTAACATCCTTAAACCAATGTTCAACGGGAATGGGTAGCTGTTCTGCCATGTATTACTGTAAATTTCTTAACTTAAGCGCAGTCTCTGCATCTCGTTGCGCTTGTTTTTGCGCGAACTCAGCTTGAGACTGATTAAGTTTTGCCTTCCTTATTTCTATATCCAATTCGGCTTTTTGTCTAAGTAATTCTAACTTTATTCTTTGATCCTCACCCTCCATAGATTGTTCAGGGTTCATGGACCCTGATTCCTGAGCAGCATCACGCTGCATCTTTTGCACTTGTTTACTGGTGTTATTGATAACTTCCTCCGCAAAATTAAGGGCTTGGTTAGCTTCCCCAATGATAGCCGTTAAAGTTTCATCCGAAGACGCAAGTTGTACCGTCTGACCTATATGCTGGTAGAATGCTTGTAAGGCAGGTAAAGATTCTACAGGATCTGCGGCACCTTGATTTAATGCTTCAATCAACTGCATCAAGGCAGGTATATGTGCTTCAAGGTGGAACCCATGTAACTCATTAGATTGAACGGATAAAGGATTACCCTCCATAAACGATTGGTTCTCTAGCTCCGCAATTTTTAAATCAACAGTAGGGCGAGGCTGTTCCATCTGAGGTGAGTATCTATCTGCTAGGTCATGCCCCACACGTGTGGAAACAATATCTCTGGTTAGGTTGCGCCTACCAACCTCATCAAAAGAACCTGCAATCCCTAACATTTCTCTAAGAGCTACAAGCCTTTCTGCTTTTGACCCATTACCAATAGAGCGTACAGCTTTAGTTCTACTAAGATCAAGAGTCTTGATAAAGGATTCAGGGACCCCGCGCATAGCACAACGGTTTATAAAATCTTTAACCGCTGGGTCTGGCTTCTTTGTAGAAACAATTCGTCGAACTATTTCTTTTAAGAGGCGCGTCCAACTATTATAAAATAAATTTAAAGAAGCTCCAGACAATCGAGTGCTAACATCAATGTCACTCATAACCTGCATCTGACTCCTGTAAGGTGAGCTCTGATTTGGGCCGTAAGTACTAACAGTATCAGTATTTAAAGCTAACTGATTTGAGATATCACTCAGCGCAGGTTGTACCGCAGTACTTAAATTAGGTACTGCTTTTTCAATAATATTAACATTGGGGGATAAGACAGCGTATGACCCATAATATGTGAACCCTAATTCATCTAACGCCCTCTGGTTCTCAGGCTGAATCATCACTGCCGACCCTAACATTGCACCATCTATCATCTGGCAACGGAGCCTGTTACTTGTTTGGATATGATTAAATATCCTGTGACCAAGTCCTCGTATCGAATGATATGTTCCATTCGACCCAACCCCATAAGAAAATATAACAAAAGCATTTTCCGCTTTTTCATAGCGGGAAACCTTTTTGTACATAAAATCTTTTGCTTTGTTCTCTGAAGAAATGAAATGAGATATAGACCCATCCATTTCTTTTACCCAATAATGTAGTACAGGAACCGTGGG